GTCATCGTCTGCTGGTCTAGGGCGTCTTGCAGATTCGTAAGGAAATCTATCTGCTCTTGGTTGTAATCCAATTCGGCGTTGCGTCGGTCTTGGGCACGGCTAGCCGCTGCGTTGGCAATGTCCTGTTGCTCCTTGAGTACTCGGGCGGTTTCCTTTTCAGCCTTGGCGTTTGCTTCTGCTGCCTTTGCCCTTTCTTCCGCCGCTTGAATTAAACGAATTTGGGCTTCGTATTCCTGACTAATAATGCCTAAAGAATTTGCAAACTTGGTAATTCTTTCAGCACGCAGGGAATAACTTTTACCCTCTTCATCTCTCAGGGTAACTCCCGTTTCAATAACTGCTTTTTCTTGTTCGTCGAATTGCTTCCTTAAAGCATTCATACGCTCTTGCTTCTGAATGTTTATTTCGGCAATTTGACGTTGTGCGTCTGATGCTTTTAAATACGATTCAAGCCCGCCTAAATTTTCGATTGCTTGGGCACGTGGCGAAATATCATTTAAATTTGCAAGCAATACCTTAAACGTATCTCTTGCCTTTTGCTCCGCTTTCTCTTGCGCTCTATAACTAGAAGACGCCAAGTTTTCGAAGATTTGGTAGCCCTGTCCAAGCAACGGAAGGCTTTTAACTATGTCGATAATGCCTTGGCCGATGCCGTTAATGACGGCTTCCGCCTTCGATCCATTGGCGCCAATGTTTTCCGTAAACTTTTCGACGCTGCCAAGGATTGTGGAAATGCCTTGGACGCCGGCAATGCCGACAATTCCCTTGCCCAATGCGCGGCTAAAGGATCGGCCCGACGTTTCTAGAATCTTCTCGGTAGCGCTGGCGCCCTTTGTGGTTGCCGCCTTTACCTGTTCCCATCCAGCCAAATACTCGGCGGTTTGGAGCGCAATCGTTGTACGAAAATTGGCAATGTTCGCCATGGACTAGCCCCTTTTATATTGCGCCCGAAGCGCTGCCAGCACGTCCGCCGGCGTCTGCTTCGGCTTGTCCATGAACGGCATAAAATCCGATGGCTTGAACGGATCGCCTTTAGCCCGGTGGCAATTGGCAACGGTAGCGGAAATGATGCCGGCCCGAAGGTCTGCGCGCTGTTCACCAATAGGTTCTAGCGCGTCATAGGCAATCCATTCCGTTAACTCTTGTGCCGTCATGGTTTCGCCTAATTCCTGTACGGTGCGGCCAAGCGCTAGGGCAAGACGAAAAAGAAACTTCCTTAGCGGCCGCTGTCGGAATTTCCCTCGGCTGTTTCCTTGGCGGAAGCGCCCATACCGCTAAGCCTGGCGGCAACGTCGTAAAGGCTGTCCACCACGCTAGCCGGCAACTCGCCAATAGCGTCTAAGTCCTTTGCCGTGAATAGCGGGCTATCGCCGTCATAGGCGCAAAGCGTAATCATGGTCGCGCGAATGTTCCGAAGGGTCTTGCCCTGAGCGTGGAAAATCCGTTGCTCCCATTCGTCGCGGCCCGCTGCCGTCATGCCGCGAATTGTGATAGGACCGACGCCAGGCACGTCCACAACTTCAAAGGGAACGGAAGACTTAAGCGCTAGAAAACGGTTCTTAAGATCGCTCATTAGGCAACGTCCGCAAAGGTAACGGCGCCGGTCCACTTCAGATTAAACGATGCGGTAACGGCCGAATCAATGCCAATCTTGGTAGAGAAGTCGGTAACGATTGCGTTTCCGCTCAGCGTAAAGCCCTTGTTATTGGCGTTGCCGCAGGTGAACACAATTGCCTTAGCGGCCGGCGCCGTCGCTGGCGTAGCGGCGGTAATATCCATTTGCTTAATCATGTTCACCTGTCCGCTGCTAGGCGTATCGTCGTAGTTAACTTCGACGCCGATAGTGCCGCTGTCGATAATGCCAGGCACAAAAACGCGGTGGCGCTGCGTAATGTTCGTAACGTCAATGGTAGACAACTTCATGCCATCGGCGCTAAGGCTAATCACCTCGCCGATATTGACGCTATCAAAAGAAATCGTAGTTCCGAATCCGCTAATCGCTGCCATTGTTTTAGTCCTTGGGGGTTAGCCCGCAATTGTGGTAGGTGAAACGCTGTCGGCCCGGTAAACGCATTCAACGGAAACGGTTGCAATATGAATGCCCGCTTCGGTTGCTTCTGATCCAATGTCGTACGTACTGGTTATCCCTTGCTCTCGCACCTCAAAAATCGTAACGCCCGAATACGTACCCTTTGCGCCGTGAACGGCTTTACGGATGATTTCCGCCGCTTGCCTGGCGGCTTTTAGTGTAGACGCAATAACCGATATTTCAACGGTAGAGCGCCGTAGGCAATCGGTCCGCAGCATGGACGGGCTAACCGCCGAATCGTTTCCAGGCGCTAGCAGAATTGCCGGTAGCGCGGCGCTATCGCGGTACGCGGTATTAATGCGTGCCGCCGGTACAAGGTTTGTGACTGCTGCCGTCTGCGTAAGGACGTAGCGCAAACCCGCTATAACGGTATCGCTCATTTAACCCCCGCTTTCGCTGCTGCCTGGCTTGCTAGCCGTTCGAACGCCGCCGGCAATTCGCGGTTTAGTGCGCCTTGGGCGGTAAATGCAAAGCGCTTAAGAATGGCAACGGCTCCGCCCCAACCGCGGTACGTGTTGGCACCTTTATAGCGGCCATGTTCGGTAAGGAAGATTCCCGGCCCCCACGCCTTAACGCGCATAAAGTAGCCGTCGCCCTTTTGAAGCCTGGCAACCTTGAAGCCGAAGTTTTCAAGCGCCAACGCCCGAAGCGCCAGCACGCGCGTATGGCCAACGGGCAAACCCTGTTTTCGAAACTTATTCCACCAACGATGGCTAAGCGCCCGCTTCAGGTTTTCCCCGTCGTACTTGCCGTCCTTGTTGGCGTAATAGTTAATCAGACGATCCCGGTACGGTTGGGCAATGCGCGTAAGCACGGGCAAAATCGTTGCGTCTAATTCGGTATCCGTCATAGAACGAATAACCTTTTCGAATTCGGGAACGCCCGAAATAAGGTATTTCTTTAGCGCGCTGTCGCGGCGGAACGGCATTAGGAAACGATCTCCCGACACATACAATCCAGCCATTGCCGGCGCTCTTGCCAATCCACAACGGACACAACTTCCCACCGCCGGCTAACCATGCCGGCTTGGTTTGCAACCGTCCTAAACTGGCTTCTATGGTTTACCGATGGGTGCCAGCGCGTCCGGATTTTGTGGGTAATCACACCGTCTAACTGGCGGTGATTCATCTGTTCCGTTGCGGTGGCTTCCTGAATGGCGGCGAAAATGATCGTACCCGTGCCCGCAGCGGGCGTAGCGCGGTTCACCTGTCCGTAATCGTCTACCGTTTCGGATGGGTTGAACACTTCCAGCGGCGTACGAATGTTCGCTAGGCTCATTAAACGTAATCCCCTGCGTGGTACTGCACGATATAGCGCTCCACGGTACGCGGAATTTCGGTAACGATATTGCCAACGTTCACGCTCGTACGATGCTCGTACATATGCGCGGCTTGCAGCATTACGCAAAACCGAAGCGCTAGCGGGACGTTAGCCGCGGCCGCACCAAAGCCCGCGGTAAAGTTAACCGTAACGTCTAGCCCGCCCTTTTCCTCCGTAGCCGGCCACGCCTGGTCACGCTTCAACTGCACGCGGCCAATCATGTTTACGGAATAGACGTTGTAAACGGACGCGCTAAGGGTCTGCGTTGCGCCCGCTGCATCGGTATACGTAATGCTAGAAACGGCAACCGCCGGCGAACGCGGTAGCACGATTTCCCCGTTTTCGGGAAACGCTTCCAGGCGGTACGAAAACGCCCGCGTAATCATGGCGCGCCGGGTTTCGTTTTCGATAACCTGAGTAGCGGCTAGGATGGTATCGGGCAAAGCCGAATCATCTTCGGAATGGTAAATCCGGGCGTGCGCTTTGAATTCGGCAAGCGTAACGGGCGCCGTAACTGCGCCGGTATCTACTAGGTTAGTTTTCATCCGGTACGGGTTCCTCGTATGCGTTCGGGTCCACGGGCGCCGGAATGAACGTATCGGTTACGGGATCGTAGATATCCCCAACGCCAGCAAAGCGCCCGCGAATGCTGCCGTTATAACTCGTCTGTAGCCAATTGCCACCCAATAGCCCGGCGCAATAATCGCTACCGAACGATTCGCATTCGTCGGGAATCACGATAACGCGGGTAACTACGTTGCTAGCGTTGATTTCGGCGAAGTGTGCCATTTAGGAAGTAACCGTAAAGGTTCCGGACGCGTAGAAAAAATGGTTAGTAAAACCGCCGTCTTGGTAAATGGTTCCACCAGTTCCGCGCGGCGTGCCGGCATAACGCACAACCACAATACCGCTACCGCCGGCGCCGCCGTCGTATTGGACGTCTTCAGGCGGAATAAACAAATCGTCGTAATACCATCCGCCACCGCCGCCACCGCCGCCGGTATTGGCGCCGCCATTGCTACCTACGTCGCCGGCGGCGCCTACGCCACCGGAACCGCGGCCCGGTTGCCCTGGCGCAGCGCTTTGGATTTCCGATGAACCGCCGCCGCCGCCGGCGCCCTTGGCCCCAAGCACCGCTTCGATAATGGTTGCAAATAGCGCACCGTCGCCGCCATCGCCAGCGCCGGAAGGGGTTACGGCGCCGCCGGCCATTACAAAACCGCCGCCGCCGCCGGCGTCCCATTCGTAGATAATGGATGAATTACCGCCTTCGTAGCCCTGTTGCACGGACGTATAGCCGTCCGTAATAGTTGTATGTTGGCCGCCCTGGCGGCCAGGTCCACCAGCAGCAGCGCCGCCGCCACCGCCGCTACCGCCCGTGCGTCCGTTGTGCTTTTGGTTGCCGCCGCCGCCGCCTCCGCTAGCAACAAAATCGTTAAACGATGAATTAGAACCGTCGCCGCCGTGACTGCCGGCTAGCGTTCCCGCCGTACCGCCGGCGCCAATAACAATGGTATACGCCGTGGTTGTAAGGGTAATATCTGCAACGCGGCGTCCGCCACCGCCGCCACCGCCGCCGGCGCCAGCGCCTCCACCGCCTCCGCCGGCCACCACCATTACCGTAGCGGTAAAAGACGGGCTAGCGCCCTTAATGCGCTTCACCAGGTAAGGGATATACCTATTACCCTTCACCGCTTGGCCGGTCCTTTCGTAGCCGTTTTAACGGCCGCAGAAATGCAAGCCCGGACGGGCGCTAGGATCGGTTCCACGGGCTTTGCAATGCCCGCGGCAATCCAAGCGTTACCAATGGATGCTTCAACCGTAACGGCTTCCCCTTGCCCGTAAAAGCCTTTTCCGGTTACGGCCGCTTCCGTGAAAATAACTTGAATAGTGTCCATAAAATCCCGCTAGGGCGTTTCCGCCCTAGCGGGGTTATTTATGCAGCGTAACTAATTACGATGCGGGGCAATTCAGGGCGCTAAATGCCGAACCAGGAAGCAGCAACTTGCAGTCCATACGCATATTGGCAATGTAGCCAGTTTCGTTAGTGTCCGCATAACGCTCGCGGAGGACCTTAAGTTCATAGTTACCGGTAGTGCCCATCACGCAATAATCCCAAGCGCCGATAAGCGCCACCTTTGTAGCGGTGCCAGCGCTAGCAGGGATAGCCGGCATAGCGGCCGACGTAACCACGGGAATGCCAAGCAGACGATCCGGCTCGGGAGACATACCGCTACCGCCCTTCGCGTAACCATTCTCCCAAAAGTACAGACCGCTAGAAGCCAACTTACGAATTGCGGCAAGGGTCGAATCGTTGGTAATGATGGCAACCGAAGGATGCACGCGGTACTGGCGTGGCAGACTGTAAACCCAACTAATAATCTGCTCCGCGGTAACGCTAGTAGTGCTGGCATTTGAAGTAGCCAGGCCCGACGTGGTAAGCAGCGAAGCCGGCGCACCCGAAACGCTAGTAGCACTCAGCAGCGCGGTTTCCTCAGTCTGAGCAAAAATACGCGCAAACTGCTCAGAAAGAATGGAAGAAATTCCGAAGTTACCGCCGCGCGCGTCAGCATCCGCAACCAGTTCATTCGAAACGCGCAGCAGGCAAGAAAGGCGCTTGGGGGTAAGCGTAATCTTGGCAAACGTGCTGCCGCTTTCGCTGCTAGGTGCGCTGCCTTCGCCGGTCCAATACGCACTACCAGTAGTATCCTCGTATGCGATTTCACGCGAGAAAGAGCCGAGAGAAACCTTGCGGCAAAGGTTGCGGACGCTGGTCATGGTCTGCAACTTCGTAACCAACTGGTTATCAAACTCAGTCGGAGGAATCACGGTGCCGCCGCTTGCCTCACTCAGCGCGCGCATTTCGCTAGGGCCGGTGTACTCGCCGTTGCGAAGGTACTTTTCGAAAGCCGCGGCGTACTCCTCGGTACCTCGGCGCTCAAAATCGCTAGCGGGCTTATCCGAAACCTTGCGGCTATTCGTGCGAATCTCGGGCACGTCGGGAATGACGTTAACCGAAATACCGTCGGCCAGGGCAAGCATTTCGTCATTACGCGAACGCTGCTGGCGCAGCGCGGCGTACTGCGCCTTCAGAGCGGAAAACTTCTGTTCCATCTCAACGCTCATACCGTCGGGGCTACCGTTAGCCTCATTAACCAGGGCTTGCATCTCTGAATAGATGGCGCCCATCTTTTCAACAAGCGCCTTAACGCTTTCCATTGCTCCCATATTCGTATCCTTTCAAAAGCCCGCGCGAATCGCCGGCGACGTGCCGGTTAAGCATTCACGCGGGAAGGTGAATGCCCGAAGAAAATCAGGAACGATTAACGTTCAAAACGGCCGAAGTGTTGGTAATAGAACCGTCGGCCCGAATTGAACCGACGAAAAGCGTTTCGTTACTGTTCGCGAATCGCTCGTCGAAACGTGCGACGCTGAACGCGTCGAACGAATGCGCCAGCAGGTACTTGGACGGATCGAAAAACAGAACCGCCGTATCGCCCGCCGCGGGGGTAGTGTTGCTAAGCCGATGGTAAACCGTCGGCAAACCTTCAACCGTAGTACCGGTTGTGCTAGCGATATAGCCACGGAATGACGGGAAAAGGACCGGGTAAAACGTCGCGTCAAAATTGCCCACAAGCCGGCTATTCACAACGGCAACGCTATTAATCCAAGACTCGTACGCCATCGGGCTTAGCGCGCTATTGGTCGAACCCCAAACGGACGAAATAATGTCCTTGGGCGTAATGGCCGTGCTACCTGTAGTGCTAACCGTGCGGCCATAAGCCTTAGCGCTAGTGAATGCGCCCTGGCATTGGGTTGTACCGTTACCGATAAGGATTTGGCTGTTAACCGTGTTCACCAGTCCCGCAACCAATTCTTGCCTAAGGAACTTTTCCACGTCGGATGAAGCCTTGCTATCTGCGAGCAACTCGTTAGAAACCTTGGTCCAAGCCGTAATTTTCTTCAGCGAAAACGTATAGAACGTTCCGCTGGTTCCGGTTGTAGTGCCCTGGCGTGGAAGACTATAGGTTGGGCTACTTTCGGTCCCAAGCCCGGCTTCGGCGACGTTGCTATTAACCGTCATATCCTCGTTATAAATCGGCAACTTAAACGCCGTGGTAGTTGCAACCTTCCGCACGCGGTTAAGGATGAAATCCTCGTCGATTGCGGCGTCGATAAACTTGGACCAATCGGTAGGCGCCAGCGCTGTTCCGCCGCTGCTAATGCTCAGGGCGCGGGCTTCCACGTCGGTTAGCCCGCGGGCACCTCGGCGAAGGTAGGTACGGTAAATTTCTGCGTAGTCCGCGCTAGAACGGTCAAGGGGCTTATCCATGTTTTTCCTTTTGGGTAAATCGTTATCGCCGGCAATGGCAACGCACAACGCCGGCGGTTAAATGGTTTCAACCGGGGCGGATTAGTGCGGCACTAGGCGGCACGGAAACCCGTTTCGCGCGCGGCGTCCACTAGGGATTGTGCAGCGCGGCGTTATTCAATTGCGCGCATTATCGGATTGCGCGTCCGTTTTGCAACTTAATCTTCCGGCGGAAGGTAATACGTACGTCGCGGCTTTGGGTTTTCGCTGCGTGCCTGAACGCTTGTAGCGCTATTCGCCGGGAACGTTACAACCGACACTTCCCGCAATTCGGCGTCCGTAATTACGCGAATCGGCTTACCGTCCTCGCCCTTTTCAAAGCGTTCGCCACGCACGATAAAACCAAAACTGCATTGGCTAACCACGCCGCTTTTAATCAACTGGTGCGCTTCCCTGGCTGTAGCCGTATCGGGTAGCGTGGCTTCAAATCCAACT